AACTATAATCTGCAAGAAAATTTGTTTTTTCAGATAGTGGAATATCTAATCTTATAATAGCGTTTATTAATTGATTATTAGCAGTAATACCGTCTGGTGCACCTTCAACTTGGTTCTTACCAGTTATGGATCCTGAAGCTTGGACATCGACAAAGTCAGTTAATTTTGATCCTTCATCGTAACCAATCCGTCCGCCATCTGCAAACATATCAGAACCTCCAAAAATTTTTGTAAAATTTGCAGACATAGATGTTTGTGCTTCTTCAGTGCTCATACCTAGATTTATATCTTTTACTATCATCTGCATATCTTCTTCTTTCATACTAGGAAATTTATACATAAGATCATCAACTAAAGATTGTCGTAATCTCTGAAGTGGAGAACCTCCACTATCAAAATTTATACGTCCGCCATCAGCTTTCATGTTTTTTTTTAAGTATCTTTTTTTAAATGCCTCATATTTTGGTGGAGGATAACCTCCATCTCTAGCTTGCACAGTAGCCGTGTCGAACGCACCTTGGATCACGCCTTCATCAACTTCGCCTGCATTAGATTGTTTTATTGTAGACTGTTTAACAACAGGTTGAATATTAGTTATATCCTCACGAGGGTTAGCTTTATTAAATCGGTTAACTGCTTCTATGTCTATGACATTTTGTTTTTTAGCAGGTATAGGAATATCTTTAGTTCCAAGTTTTAAAAACTGTTTCGTAGTATCGTTTTGTCTTGTTAAATGTTTGTATATCTCTTTAGCTTTAAAAAGATTAGAAGGTTTAAAAATCATTATTCTCCTAACATATAGGCTAGGCCACCGCTTGCATATTTGATTGATGGTACTGTGTCATCTACTTCTTTTATAATTTCATCAACATTAATTCCTTCTGAATAGTCTGATGCGTTATAATTATCTTTGTAAATTCTTTTGTTAACTTCTGTAACTTCTTCATACTCATCAGGAACTTTAACTGGTTTACCATTTTTAGATGTAACTATCTCACCTTTTCTAAGTTCCATGATCTCTACATCAGTAATCATGTTATCATCTTCTTTGTATACTTTTTTAATAATTGTGTCTCCTGTAGCCATATCTTCTTCTAAAATATATTCAGAATTACCATCTTTAGATTTTAAAGATTTAGCTAGTGTTCTATCATTAGTAGGAGTGGTATCTGTACCCATCTTTTTAATTTTCTCTGCAAGCTTAAAGAAATATGGAGGAGGTGTTCCGCCTATTGGTGCTGTTTGCTGTGCAACTTCTTTTGCAACTTGTTTCGTTGCTCCTTTACCAAACCCAGAAAATATTCCAGATTTTGCTGCACCGATTCCTACTGTGCCTGCTCCCATAGCTTTTAAAATTAATCTTCTCATCTTATCAACGCTACCGACTTTGTAACCAATACGTCCGCCTGTTGCATTTAGTGTACGATCTTTTGATTGATCAAAGATAGGTCTAATATCTTTATCAACATCTACATCTTTAAATTTAAAGCCACCTTCTGCTCCTTCTTCTGCTGCTTCTTTTAACATTCTTAATTCTCTAGCCATTTCATTTTTTTTAGTATTACCTACAAAGTCTTTCATAAACTGTCTTTTAGATATAAAATCTTTTACACCATCTCCTGATTGTTTAACTCCAAATTTTTTCATAAATTCTTTAAACGCTTTAAGTGCCTTATCAACGCTACCGACTTTGTAACCAATACGACCACCATCTGCTTTCTTCTCTGTAACTACCATTTCAATAAGTTCATCAACACTTTCATTACCTTTTAATTTTTTACCAATAAACATTTCTGCCATGCTATAATTAATACCACCATCTTTTGTTTTAATTCTTGAAATTAATTCTGCTGCTTTTAGTCCGGCAGGCATGTCTGCAAAGTCATCATACATACCATAACTACCTCGACCCATCGTATCTCTAGTTCTGATAAATTTTTCAATATCTTTCTTGTCAATTTTTTCTAAAAATTCTGAAGTAATAGGACCTTCCCTAAATTTTGTTTCATCAAATATTGTTTTAGGTTTAGGTTTAAATAATTCTAAAAATCTTTTACCTAGTCCTGCTTTAAATCCTGCACGCCCACCTTGTGCCATGTCTTCTGGATCAAACTCATCAGGCACTACATCTCTTTCAAAGATGTGGTCTTCAGTATCGTTTAATATTTTTTTAGATTCTTCTGGTGTTAAATTTTTGTATTGATTTTTTCTACCAATAACTAAATTTGCTTCTTTCATAGCATCCATAGGTTCTAAAGATTTTATATCTGCAATAATTTTATTTATATCAGTTGTTTGGTTAACTTGCGTACCAGCTATAATAGGTTCATTAGGATTTAGTTTATTGCCTTCCATATCCAGTACATCTGCTTTTTTCTTACCTAATAACGCTTCTGTAATACCTTGGCCTTCTGTAGAGTCTGCTGAGATAACTCTTGGCTCGTCTAATTTGTTAATTATATTCTCAACTTGATTAGCATTTTTTAAATCGTCTGGATTAATACCATTTTGCATTAAACGTTGTGCTGTAATCTGGGTATTCATTTCTATGATTTTTTGTTTAGGTAAAGTTCTAACAACTCCAGATCCAGTCTGACCCTTCATCATTGTTCTTATAACCCAATTTCTAACAGCTGTGTACATTAGTAATAATTCCTTTTCGTTTTCTCAACCTTTTCGTCGACATAATCCTCAGGGTGATCTATTAAGCCACCTTGTCTGAATCGCATGATCGCTTGTGTAGTCGAGTCGACTAAATCATCATGATCCCCGTACGGAAACGCAGCGCATTCCTCAATGACTTCGTCTGCGAATTTTTGTTCAGGAGCCCATATCATACCAGATTCGAACAAAGGTGCAACCGCATTTACACGTGCATGCTTATCATTTCCACGTGATGGTGTAAAGTTCACAACCGGTATATCCATTTGCCTAAGCTCGTACGTTAGAGGTAATCCACTAGCTTTTGCCTCAACTATAACTGAATCGGGTTGCCAATAATTATATTGCTCTAACGCTAGTCTACGTAATTCAGGAAACTCATACCTACCTTTTATAGAATCAAGTAACATTAAATTAGCTGGTTGATCTTCATTAGGATAAAATACACCCCAAGTGGTGATCGCAGAATAGTCAGCAGTTTCTTTTTTAAGAAAAGCTGTATCATAAGATTGTATGACGTGATGTAAAGTTGGTATCCAATCTTTGTCCCATACACGCCACCATTCACGTTTTAGAATAGCTCCTTCTTCGGCTGTTGGATTCTGCATCCACTGCGCATTCCATTTAGCCGTGGGCAATGTTGCTTGCACCTTCTCTAATTCATCGAGCTTCCAATACTCTGGCCATATTGGTTTCGCGTCCTTTGATCCGTGGTCCATGATTGCTGGAAATTCGACCACGTGCCACTGATCAGCTTTCGCTTCACCTTGGTTTGCTAATAATTTTCCTGTTAAATCTTTATTACTCCATCGAGTCATAACTAAAATAATTTTACCACCGGGTTGAAGTCTTTGTCTTGGTCCTGATGTATACCAATCATAAGCAGACTCCATCGCAGTAGGAGACAACGCATCTTGCTCTGAATGTGGATCATCTATGATTAATAGGTCAGCACCCCGTCCGGTGATCGCACCGCCAACTCCAGCTGCAAAGTATTCTCCGCCCTGTGCTGTTTCCCACCTACCAGCGGCCTTGCTATCTTCCTGTAGTGTTGTTTTAAAAATTTTAGAATAATCTTCAGAGTCAATTAGGTTCTTGGCTTTCCGACCAAATCTTACAGCGAGTTCTCCTGTGTGNGTTGCTTGAATGATCTTGAGTTTTGGATTACGGCCCACCATCCACGCAGGTAATAAGTATGATGCAAACTCAGACTTTGTGTGCCTTGGTGGCATGTTTACAATTAATCTATTTATTTCTCCAGTTGCAAGTTGATTAAATTTTTTTGCAATGTGTCTATGATGAGAGCCTTCAATAAAATCGGGCCACATACATTTGACAAAGGATAAGAAGTCATCTTTAGCTTTATTCTGTATCTGTTTCTCGGCATGCATTACCTGCAATTTTTTATATTCTTTTCGAACGTCCGAAGGTAGCTTACTTATATCTATATTATTCAAATTCATTTAAAAATTTTTAAAATTTTTTTGCACTTATGTTTAAAGTGTTCGATATGTTTTTACCACCCTTATCTGTCTGAATCAAGCTTTACAACCTAGAGTAGTGGGACCCCTTTTTATATATAGGGGGTGATGGGGTCGAAGCAATTAAGTATGTTGGGATTGGATAGGGATCCAAGGTCGATGCGCCATGGCGCGTGAGCGCCATGGCAAGAGAGTTAGTCTAGCAATGTCATGTATGCGCTAGCATTCATTCTACTAAACTTATCTAGACCTTTCTGCATTGCAGAGTACTGCTCGGTTTGTTCTGCGTGTTTAATTAAATGATAAAGAGCAAACTCCTCTTCACTTAACATTGCAGATTCACCAGAGTATGGGTTTGTTGCTTTCATATTTCTAGTTGTCATATAGGATTATCCTACTCTAGTTCGGTCCTATTGTCAACCCTTTGTATTGAACTACTTGGACCCCAATGACCATTGTTCTCGGTTACCTTATGATAACCACCACTCTCTCGTCTGTGTCTGATAAACTCAATCGGTCNNCCTTGTTCAATACTTTCCATGTGATGTTCTAACCAAGTACTCTCACAACCTGTACTACAAAAGTATTTACCTCGNCTGTAGTATTCTGATTGGTGGTCCAATGGTGTACTTGCATACCTACCTCTAATCACACCTCTAGATTTTAGAAACCTGTCTTGTGTAGTTCTAGTATGGCAGTCTGGTCCTTGACAAAAATGTTTGTTTGGCATTAGTGCCTCACTTTCCACGCAGTAGTCGCAGTTCTATAACCATGACTATCTAAATCGTAATAAACATAATATGGAACACCTTTTTTTGATGTGCCATATCTTGACTTGTCATCATGTTTGCCAAGTCTTGTTATGTGTTTTTTGTGCTTACTAGCCCAATATGTAATGTAAAAAGTTTTAGTCATTCTTTCTTTCCTCTCTTTCTAGGACTATCCTATATCAATAGGATAGCCCTGTCAACTATTAGTTTATGCTTTCTTCATATTGTTTCCTTGCCATGATTTTCATTTCTCTTGTTTGAGTTTTATTCTTCATGCCTTTAATCATACTTGCTAGATTACTTGGGTTGTAGATTGTTAAACCTGTTGAGTTAGTTCTAATTAATTCTGCCTCATCAAGTTCAATACCAAGTTCAGTAGCCAACTCAATACCCTCACTCAAATAACGATATGCTTTCAATCCAATCTTTAATTGATCGCATTGTTTAGTAATTGTATCAATCCATGTTTGGTGTTTCGATACAACATTTGCTTTTGCAATTCGCCAAGTTTCAAATTGTTCGTACTCATCTTTAGTACAAGCTATTGCTCTTGATCTGCAATAAGATGTTCCAATTACATCAATATAGTATGGTGCATTAAAAGTTTTATTCATTCCAATGCCGTCATTATCGCTACCATAATTACCACCTGTATGTCCGAGTGCTTTCATACACTCATCAACGTGTTTTGTTTTGTGTGGGTTATCTTTGTTCTCATTTTGTTGAGCATAGATATCTGGGTTGCAATCTTTTGCTTTTAGTTCTTCTCGGTAGTATGCAACT